CGTGCTGAAGCGGCTGCAAGGCGAGGGCGTGGACCTGAGCAAACTGTGGGGCGAGGATGAACTGGCTGGCTTTGGGCTGGACAGCGGCGAGCGTATCGGCGAGGGCGAGGCGCGGCGCACGCTGGCCGAGCGGTTCGGCGTGCCGCCCTTCTCGGTGCTGGACGCGCGGCAAGGCTACTGGCAGGCGCGGAAGCGGGCTTGGATGGCGCTCGGCATCGAGAGCGAACTGGGCCGCGGCGAGGCCATCGGCACGGATGATGCGTCGGTCGGTTGGTCGACGCTAGCCCAGGAGGCAGCGCCCGGCCAGCCTGCGACTACAGCAATCGAGAGCGCGGCGACGGGCGCGGCAGGCCGCTTGCACGGACGGACGGACGGACGGAAGGACGGACTGACCTGGGGCAACAGCGAGCAGATGCGGCACCCGACGCTGAACTACTACCGCGAGCGAAACGGCGGCAAGGTTTCCCGCACGGACCGACCGTGACGCAGAACCCGGACGGCACGCTGAACTACCGTTCGCCGCATAGGCAGGGCTGGACGGACAAGGGGCGGCATGGGACGTAACGCGCGCTGTTTTGGGCAGGATTTGATGCGAGGCGAATATGAAGTTGGCAGCCATCGGCGGCGCACCGCTGCCGCTCGACCGAGCGAAGGCACAGAGGATGCAGGCAGGCAGGCAGGCAGGCATGAGCGATAAGGGCAAGCAAACAGCTTCGCTGCGCGACGGACTCGCGCTAGGAACGACCATCCACCCCGACGACGGGCAGGGTGGGGGCACGGCAAGTGCTACCGGCACCTCGATCTTCGACCCCGTCCTCTGCGAGTTGGCCTATCGCTGGTTCTGCCCGCCGGGCGGCCTCGTGCTGGACCCCTTCGCCGGGGGCAGCGTGCGCGGTATCGTCGCCGCGCGCCTCGGGCGTGAGTATCTCGGCATCGAGCTCCGGCCCGAGCAGTTGGCGGCGAACCGCGTGCAGGCCGACCGGATCTGCGCGAACGGCACGACGCCGGCATGGCTGGAGGGCGATGCGCGCGACCTCGCCGCGCTCTGCCCCGACGTCGCGGCCGACCTGATTTTCTCCTGTCCGCCCTACGCCGACCTTGAGGTCTACTCTGACGACCCGCGCGACCTCTCGACGATGCCCTATCCCGACTTCCTCGCCGCCTATCGCGGCATCGTCGCCGCTTGCGTCGAGCGGTTGCGCGACGACCGATTCGCCTGCTTCGTCGTCGGCGACGTGCGTGACCCGAAGGGCTTCTATCGCGGGTTCGTGGGCGATACCGTGCGGGCTTTTGAGGACGCCGGGGCAAGGCTCTACAACGAGGCGATCCTAGTGACGGCAGTCGGCTCGCTGCCGATCCGCGCAGGCCGCGCCTTCGACTCGGGCCGCAAGCTCGGCAAGACGCATCAAAACGTGCTGGTCTTCTGTAAGGGCGACCCACGCAAGGCGACCGAGGCGATCGGCCTCGTTGAGTTCGGGCAAGGCGACGACGTTCCCTCTGGAGATGAACCGTGAACGTCCTGGACGCCTACGCCGCGGCGGTGGTCGACGGCCTGGTGCCGGCGGGGAAGTTCCACCGCCTGGCGTGCGTGCGGCACCAGCGCGATCGGGCCAGGGAGAACACGCCGGCGTTCCCCTTCCGGTTCGACCTGGCGAAGGCTGAGCGGTTCTTCCGCTTTGTGGGCCTGCTGAAGCACTACAAGGGCGAATGGGCCGGGCAGCCCATCGTGCTGCAGCCCTATCAGCTCTTCCGACTGGGGTCGGTGTTCGGGTGGGTCCATATGGAGACCGGCCTGCGGCGCTTCCGCACGTCGTATCATGAAATTGCCCGCAAGAACGGAAAGAGTTTGGAGGCCGCAGTCGTCGCCCTCTACGTCACGTTCTTCGACGGCGAGGCTGGCGCCGAGGGCTACACCATCGCCACGAAGCGTGACCAGGCGCGCATCGTCTGGGGCGACGCGCGGCAGCTCGTGCTGTCGAGTGGACTCAAGGAGCGCATCGCCGTCCAAGTGGCGAACCTGCACATGGACGCGACAGCCTCGAAGCTCGAGCCGCTCGGCGCGGACCACGACTCGACGGATGGGCTCAACCCGTCGCTCATCATCGTCGACGAGTTCCACGCCCACAAGACGCGCGGGCTCATCGACGTCATGGAAACGGCCACTGGCGCGCGTCGGCAGCCGCACAACTTCCAGATCACGACCGCCGGCGATGATCCGGTCAGCCCCGGCGGCGACCAGCACGACTACGCCTGTAAGATCCTCGACGGCGTCCTCGTCGATGAGTCGTTCTTCGCGTTCATCGCGCACGCGGACCTCGAGGACGACTGGCTCGACGAGGCGACCTGGCGCAAGGCGAATCCGAACTACGGCGTCTCGGTGAACCCGGAGGACATGCGGGCCTTGGCGCTGAAGGCGACCTCGATGCCGGCCGCCGCGGCCACGTTCAAGCAGAAGCGCCTGAACCTCTGGGTGAATGCCACGGCGCCGTGCCTCTCGGTCGAGGGCTGGCGCGCCGGGCAGTCGGCGTTACCTCGCGCAACCTCGCGCGACGCGCTGTTACATGAGCGGTGCTACATCGGCATCGACCTGGCGTCGAAGATCGACCTCTGCGCCCTGTCGCTGGTGTTCCCGCCGACCGAGACACGGACGCGCTGGCGCGTGATTCAACATATTTGGACGCCAGAGGACACGGTCAAGGACCGGTCGCACCGGGATCGGGCGCCCTACGACATCTGGGTGGCGCAGGGTTGGCTGCTGACCACGTCGGGGTCGCGCATCGATCACCGGGTGGTCAGAGACGCCATTGCCGCGGCGAAGACCCTGTACCAGATTGAGTTGATCGGGTTCGACCCGTGGCACGCCGACACGCTCATCGACGAGCTCGTGCGCGAGGATGGGTTCGCGGCCGACCGGGTGCTTGCCGTACCGCAGACCTATCAAGGCATGAGCTCAGCCTGCCTGCGGATGCAGGCGGAAATCCTCGACGGCAAGGTCGACACCGGCGGGTGTCCGGTCACGGCCTGGGCGGTCAGCAATGCCGTAGCGAACCGGGACGGGAAAGATAATCTGATGTTCGCCAAGGGCAAGAGCCGCGGACGGATCGACCCGCTCATCGCCATGACGATCGGCATGGCGCTCTGGCTGCGCGTCCCGGTGCCGGTCGAACCGGCGTATCAGATGCTGGTGCTGAAATGAGCGACGACGACCTGCTCGCTGGTCGTGGTCCCTGTCCGGCTGGCCCAGACGGCATCCAGGGCGTCGACGGTATTCCAGACACACCGCCGGCTCCGAAGCCGAAGCGAGGACGCCCGCGCTGCACCGAGGAGGTCCTCGGGTCCGTGACCGTGCATCTGCCGACGACCGCCCACGATCGCATCATCGCGCTTGCGTCTGCGCGTCGGCAGAACGTCTCCGAATACCTCCGCGACGTGATGATCCAGCTCTTCCTCCGGGGCTAGTCGGCAATTTCAGACAGGAAAATAGGCGGCCCTTCCCGTGCCACGGATAATCTGGCGCGATGGACCGTGCCTATTCGACGTTCACGATCAAGGCCGTCGACGACGATCAACGCATTATCGACGGCATCGCGTCCACTCCCTTCCCCGATCGGATCGGTGACGTGCTCGAGCCCAAGGGCGCCACATTCGCCCTTCCGCTCCCACTGCTCTGGCAGCACAACGCCGCCGAACCGATCGGGCACGTCACCCACGCGAAGGTCACGACGGACGGCATTGCCATCCGCGCGCAGATCGCGAAGGGCGTCTTGCCGCGCATCGACGAAGCCTGGGCCCTCATCAAGAGCGGCCTCGTGCGCGGCCTCTCCGTGGGCTTCCGCGCGCTTGACGCCGAGCCGATCCCTAACTCCTTCGCCGTCAAGTTCAAAGCCTGGGAGTGGCTCGAACTCAGCGCGGTCACCATTCCGATGAACGCGCAGGCCAGTATTCACACCGTCAAACAGTTCGACACCCCGCCCGCCGCGACAGGCGCTGGCGGTGGCGTCGCCTCGCTCACCGCGCCCGGCGCTACGGGCCTTCGCCTGACAAGGCAGACCAGTATGAAGACCGCATCCGAGCAGATCACCGACTTCCAGGCGTCGCGGACGCCGAAGGCCGCGCGCATGACCGACATCATGCAGAAGGCCGTGAACGAGGGACGCACCCTCAACACCGACGAATCGACCGAATACGACGGCCTCGCGGCCGACGTAAAGTCGTACGATGACCACATCGGTCGCCTCAAGGCGTTCGAGACCATCCAGGCGACCACGGCCGCGCCCGTCACCGACGCCCGCGTGCCGCAGTACGTCGAGGTCAAGGCGCCGACGCTCCCGCCCGGCATCG